CGCCACCTGTGCGCAGCGTTCGATGGTGTGGTTTACTAGCGGCGTATCTTCTGCCAGTACGGCATCAATGGCTTTGGTGAGCGCAACACCCGTATCACATTCATCCGGCCCCGCCTCAAACGTGCCTACCTGTGCGGCGGCGGTGAGGGCGGCTTCGGCAAGCTTACGATACTTTTCTTGTTGGTTGGTGTCTTCCCACCTCATGATCAGGGGGTCGATTAGATTAAACATCTTCTTTGCAGCCGCCTCGATCTGTGCTTGCGTTGGTGTGGTCATGATGTTGCTTTCTTCCGTTTCCAGCCCAACGACTTGAGCGATGTACTGAGTGAACGATGATCTGTGATGATTGTCGCGTGCTTGGCAGCACGTGTTATACCTGTGTAGAAGTTGGGACGCGAGAGATTGAAGAACGCACATGAGGCCATGATGTAGATGATGTTGTCATACTGTGAGCCTTGACACTTGTGAGTGGTGAGTGCGTAGGCTAGCTCAATCGCCCTACGTGGGTCATAGTGATAGTGGAACTGGCGACGTAAGCTGTAGTCTGCAATGCGCGGCGGTAGTTCAACAACGCGATCACCAAAGTCGATCTCTAATACACCGTAGTCGTCTATGTCTAGTATGCGTCCAACTTCACCATTGAGCATTTGTTTGGTGTCAGGACATGGTATGTAGGTGTCGAAGATACCACGACCATCGGGTGTGTACTCAGTATAGCGTTCGTTGTAGTCACGTAGGTCATATGAGTTGGTATTACATACAACCTTGTCACCTACACTAACAAACACGCGGTTCTTAATCTCCCACTTGTTGCGTGGGAGTTCGGTCTTTTTAGGCATGCCGGGGTTGAAGCGTGTTTGTAGTAGACTGTTCAACCGCATAGTACCTACGTCTGTCTTACGCGCAGGGCTGATGATTTGGTTGTCTAACGAACACCAATCTGTATCACGTTTAGCTAGCTCTTGGTTCAACGCATACAGCACAGCATCTTCGATGTGTATATGTACATCTTCGTTGCTAGTGAAGAACTGACCGCGAGTTATACGGCGAGCAGCTTCAATGATGCCGTTGCCTTCTGCTTGACGGTAGATGTTTTGCAGTGTGACGGTGTTTGGTTTCTCTAAACAGCGTTGGAACGGGGAGGTAGGATCGGCTAAGTCAGCGTTCTCAATAGGTGGTAGTTGTCGCACATCACCGAATGTACGCAAGCATGCTGAGCCTATTGCTGCAACCAAGTCACGATGCAAGCCTGTAGGCACCATCGCATACTCATCTACGATGATTACATCTTCTTCAAGTGGGTTGAAACGTGTGCGGCGTGGAACGCTAGCGGAGGTAGCTTCGCCTGTCTCTTCATCTACATCGGGGCGATTAAATTCGAGCAGCTTGTGTATTGTCTGTGCGTGGTGTCCAGTAGCTTCGCGTATACGACGAGCGGCTTTGCCTGTGGGTGCTGCGATTGTGAATGGGATTTTGCTGGCTTGTAGTCTGTTGCAAACTGTTTTGATGATTGTTGTTTTGCCTGTACCCGCTTCGCCAGTTACGGAGACTAAGCGCTTTGTTGTGTCAACGCACATGTCTACTGCATTGCGTTGCTCTGCATCTAGAATGATGCCGTTGCTGCTCATTGTATGTCCTTGCTGCGCTAGGTTTCGCGCTTAGTTATAGCAGTGGTCTTACGCTATAGCTGCCACTGCCCTATAGTAAAGAGTGCCACACGGTCGGGTGTTTGCTTAACCTCAACTCATGTTAAACCGCCGTGTGGCACTCGTCTGCTAGCCTAAACTAGCCGACTTGCGTAGCTCCGTCTTGTTCGCCACGGCGGGTGCTGATCACCTCATGTTTGACGCGCGTCAGGCCGAGGCTAGGATAATCTGGAGTATCCATGAACTCGATCACCTTACGTGCATCGCTGATGATGCGATCAACTTTCAGCTTGGCACCCTGAATGGGATTGCCAGCTTCATCCACAACTTTAAGGAAGAAGTGGAATGTGCGCTTCTGAGGTGCGCGATTAGCTGCCTTCTTTTTTGTAGAACCTTGAGGTGCTGTAGCCATGATTGCAATTCTCCTTGCAAGAGTTTCAGGAATGTGCTAGGCGACTGTGTAGCCGCCTAGCATTGTGTTGTTATAGCTGATGAGTGAGTGATGTCAAGCTAGAGAGGCAGAACTTGGCCCACTTCAGCGCGTGGGTTCTTTTCAAGGTCTTGTCCCATGCGAATACGTGCACGAGCCTCACGACCAACGAAGTCGTTAGGGTCGATGTTATTCGACATAGGCACACCGAAGGCTTTGCAAGTGTTCTTCATACGCCACCTGTCGGCGGGGATGTCTCGTGACACCACGTTAAGTGTGAATGTCTGAGCATCAACACCTTCACCGGGGTCGAAGTCTGCAGGGAACTCAGATGAAGGTACTTGCAGAGTGAGTGTCAGCATCGGGTTACCGCTTGATGCTGCCACTTTGTCTTGTGCAGCGGTGCATACACACTTGTATTCACCTGCAGGAAGCTGTGGAGGTGCTTCCGCGTCTGCAATGTTAGAGCTAAAGGTCAACAATCCCATTGTAGGTTCTCCTGTTTGAGCGGCTTAATGATTGCACACATAAGAAGCGCTAGCAAGCCGCTACAACTAGCGTGTGTGTTGGTTGGAGCTACTACGGATAGTGCTAGGCAGTAGCTCTATTTGGGGAGGTCTAGTTTAGCATAGCCGTTGTTGGTGTATTCGTGCCACCATTCAGCTATGGTAGGACCTTTGAGAGTGTTAGCGTTGTACTTCCAGATGAAAGATGTCTTACTTGTCATGTCGAACATGCGTGACTTCATAGGCGAGCGGAAACGTTCGGGGCGAATAGCAATATGTCGAACACCACCTTGATCACGAACGTTCCAAACTTCGCTGATGTCCTTGCTAGTGATGTTAGGCAGTTGTCCACCCAACAACATGCTCACGCTAACGATGGCACCATCGTTGTTTCGATCAGCGTCCTTTTCATGCGTTATGAAGATCACGTGCTTGTTCAATGCACCTGTTACACGCAACGTGTTGGAGATGAGCGACGATACGCATATGTTACGCAAGCCGTACCCATTGAGGCCGGGTTGCTCGATGCTACTCTTGGGAGCAACGCGCACAGCGTACTGAAGAGCATGTTCGCTGAACTTGGTAAGGCTATCGACAATCAAGGTGTCAAAATCAGCGAGCAGTGTGCTGATGCCGTAAGGTTCAGGCTTCATACCTTCCTTGACGACATCGACAGGATTTTCTTTACTCAGGTTAATACGTTGCCAGTCGGGCATGTTTCTAATGCTCATGTCACCGTCAGGGTCTAGCATTAGGAATAGTTTGCGACCGGGGGCTGTAGCTGCGAGTGTTGTTTTGCCGCTGCCACTATCACCCCACAGTATGCAGGAGAGGCGAGTTGGTATGTCGATTGGTTTCTCTATAATCAGTTCCATAGCTACACCATTGTCTCCTGTTCAAGTGGTGACCAGCGCAGTTGTTGCATCTCGTTGTTGAATATGTGCAAGCGGCGCTCTCTGTTCTCTGTACACAGCGGAATAAGAGAGCAAGCACGGAAGTAGCGATTGCAGCTATGTGTGTACATAGGTGCGTTAGTTGGGTCGTCTTGGTACTTCTTAATGATGTCGAGTGTGTGTATGACCCACTCAGCCCACTCATAGATCATCTCATCGGTTCGACTAGTCGGATAACGCATAATGCCGTCTGAGTAGCTGCTGGCTTTGGGGACAGGTATTTGAAGTCCCCACATAGTGACATTGTGTATTGGCATTGAGAGAACGCATGACATAGCAACACAGTAGCCGGTGACTTGATGACTTGTATCGAAGCTGCTACTCCATACGGTGTCGATGCGCGATCCTGTTTTGTTTTCGTGGACCTCTGGTGTGAGGTCTGACTTGCGAAGTGCATCAATACAAACACCATCAACACGGCCAACAAGTCTAATATCAGGAACATCAACACCCAAGCCTTGAAGCGTAATGTCAAAGGGTACTTCCACGCCGATAGTGTTTGTCTTAGCGTCGATGATAGGGATAAAACGGCCCAGTGGGTAGCGTTGGATATAGGAGATAGCAGCGCTCTCCAAGTTAGCTTGTGTTCGCTTCGTGTCACGCGGATCATCATGGTAGCCTGATGTTTCTAGCAGAGAGAGTGCCATCTGCATACAACGTGTCTCTGCATCTTCACCGTTGTTGTAGTACTCTAGTGCTGTTTGCCAGCGATTAGGTGTGATGTCACTTGCGAAGAGGCGATTTGCATACTGGTTAATGGCGGTCACTTGCTCTGTGTGTGCACTCAGTGCATCGAATATACGAGCACAAGCGAATACATCGTGCATAGCACGACCTGCCTCA